CCGAAGGCCGAAAGCAGCAGAGCGAATACAAGGTACTATATCAACTCTTCGGTCAAAAGCCTTGAAAAGAGTGCTATTCAGTGAAAAGTAACGACGATCAACCATCGTCTTCCCGGGTGAAAGGACTAGACCGGATCGATGAACTCCCACCCTCCAACGCTCGTACTCCGCGGGGGTACCACGAAAAACGATATCGTCCCCGTTGATGCGGACGGGTCCACTCGACCTCGAAAAATACCTGAAAGCCAGATAATTAACGAGGCAGAGGAGAGGGAAGCTCACCAAGTTTCCCATCAACTGACCACGTTCCTGATAGACAACCGGGCCATCATCCTCCCATTGCATGGGAGTCCGGAGCAACTGTCTACCGAGGTCCGCAATCCCTCTCGGGATCTGAGTCGCCTGCTGAAGGATCAAATCCAACAACTCACGTTGGACCCAACCATTCAGATTATCAGTGGCGGATTCATAGTCACCACTGACAAAAACTTGACCTGGTTGAGGCGAAAACTCAGCGAACCTCCGCGGCTTAGCGTCCCCTCGCAAAAGCCACTTGAAACGTGATAGGTGGTTATAGATAGCGGTATGTAGAGGCCTAGCTAAATTACAATTAACGTCACCAACGCTAATTATCCTCCACTTACCCCCCGTCTCGACAGACCGAAGTCTGGACGGACAAATATCTATAGGAGACTCCCTCGTGAGGGCCTCCAAGACAAACACCTGGTGCCTTGTCCACCCCGCAACGGCATTTGCCTTCTGAATGGCACGACCCAGCTCCTCAGGGGAAGCGTTAAATTCACATGAGGCACCATTCAATAGATATTCAGCTCTAGAACCACCCTCGGAGAGACCTCGCGTCCGACACGATTTAATAGGCAAAGTAGCCGAAAGACACGCCTTCGGATACAAAGTTAAATCCCAGCCGGGCTGAAACAGTTTAGGCACTGTCTTTCTTATATATCGGAGAAAGCCCTCATCAGGCTTAGGGGAAGGCTCCGACATTTTCCTAGCATAAGAAGCGAGATCAGGCCGAGGTGATGGCAAAACTTTCCGGAAAAGAAATAGTGACATGAAGACCGACCGACGGTTATCCAAAGACAACCTGGCCCGTCCCATGAATTCATGCCACGGATGAAGACTAGGAGATTGAAGTCCAGATTCACAAAAGGACTTCAACCAACTCAAGCGATCCTGAGCCGTTCGACCAGAAGGTGTAGGCACTGGAAAGGAAACCCCAAAAGGCTTCCCAACCGTCCGACAAAACACCTGCCAACGTCGCAGCACAGGGCAACCAGCCAGCAACAACGCATCGCGTTTCACGTTGCTGGACCT